CTCTACAGCAGGTCAAACAACGTACCCATTCGTAAGCAATCCTTTATCATTGGAGATTTACGCCAACGGCGCTTTGCTTGCTCAAGGTGCGTCATACGATTACACTGCTAGTTCGGCAAACTACATTTTGACGACAGCATTCAACAACAATTCAACTCTCTTGAATCAACAAACCTTTGCCCGAGATGGAGCCGCATAAATGACACAAGCCTACAACCTTTCGCAGCTTGCGAACAACTTAAACACTGCGGGACAGCTTGATGCTACCGATGGTCTGGTGAACGCTGTTCCTGTTGCCAACGGCGGTACTGGAGCAACCACTGCTGCGGCGGCAAGAACAAACCTTGGGCTTGTTATTGGAACAAACGTGCCAAGCCCAACAGGTGGAGGTGCAAGCGGAACTTGGGGCATTAACATTACAGGGAGCGCAGCAAGCGCAACAACTGCAACAACAGCAACAAGCGCAACAAGCATTACTGGCACAACAACGGCTGCAATTCCGACAACGGCTCTTGGATCAGGCACTGCAAGCTCTACAACATTTTTAGCTGGCGACCGCACATTCCAATCAGTTACACCTACAACAACGCAAGTCCTTAATGCAACCGCAGGGGCTGCTGTTGGAGCAGTTGGGACGTATGCGTTTATGTTTGATTTTAATCTTGCATCAGGCGCAAGTAGAGCGCCGGGAACAACTTTGGCGGGAACTAACTTGCGATATGCTGGTGCAGCTCTTGCGGATGGCTACAACGGGGATGCGACAACAACTCCTGCTGTAGCGGGAACATGGCGACTGATGGGTTATACACTCGGCGCGTACACTCTTGGTTGTGGCACGGGGCTTGATGCTAGGCTTAGTCTTTGGCTAAGAATTTCTTAAGAGGAAAAATTATGCAAGCAACACTTAAATCCCTGACAAACCCGGTGTGGGGCAACGCAGAACACACCGCCATAAATTGTGAAATCACAACATCACAATTTGGCGATGAGGTTTTGCCATTTACTGCATCACCAAATGACGTTGAACTACATGGCCGCGCCATTTTTGCAGACATTTTTGCTGGGACATATGGCCCTATTGCGGAGTATGTTGCTCCACCAGAACCTGTGCAGCCCGTTACAAAAGGTGCGCAGACTCTATGAACACAGTGGCCCCACGCTTTGTTGTGACACAAGACGGCACAACGCTGAACGTGTATCACGCCAACAAAGGCGAGGGATTGCCAAAGCACGAACACTTGTACTCTCATCTAACAATGTGCCATGCTGGAAGCTGCATTGTTCGCAAAAAGGGTCGTGAGTTGGTTATGACCAAAAACACGCAGCCCGTGAACCTTGTCGCAAACGAATGGCATGAAATTGAGGCGTTGGAAGACGGTACGGTGTTTTTGAACGTGTTTGCCGGAATCAAATACAGTTAAAATGCGGTAACATTTTTTTGTCGAGTCGCAACATGGACAACCAACAGCTTTTCAACTTAGTCGTATCAGTTGCCGGGTTCTTGGCGATCTATGTCATCAACAACCTGACTCGCACGATTCAGCGGCTAGAAGACAAGGTAAACGACTTGCCGCACACCTATGTGGCAAAAGACGATTACCGTTCAGACATTGCCGAGGTCAAGTCCATACTTAAGCAAATTTTTGACAAACTGGACAACAAACAAGATAAGCCATGAAAGACTGGGCCGTTAGCTTTATCGCAGCGGCCTTCCTTGTAGGGCTCATCGTCTGGTGCGCCAAAGTGTTTGTTGAGGTGCTTCTATGATTGCAGAGATAGCTGCTGCTAATGCTGCTTTTGCGGTCATCAAAGGTGCGCTTGCCAATGGCAAAGAACTTCACCAGCTTGGTAGCCGGGTGTTCGACTACTTTGACAACAAAGCCAAGATTCAGGAAAAGGCCACTCAAAAGGGTGGCGGCTCGGACCTTGCGGAGTTCATGGCGCTCGAGCAACTTAAGCAGCAAGAGGAAGAGTTGCGTGAGCGCATGGTCTACGCTGGTAGGCCGGGAATGTGGAATGATTGGGTGAGGTTCCAAGCCGCCGCTGCCAGAAAGCGTAGAGACGCACAGGAGGCTGCAAAACGCGAACAGGCTCGTAGGGCAGCGCAGTTGGAAAAGATGGCCGAATACATCGCCATAGGCATGGCCTCCATCATCCTTGCCGCACTCCTGATCTATGGTCTTGTCATTTACATCAAGTACATCCGATGAGCGAAAAACTAGACGCCAATTCCACGCTCGACAAGGTGCTTGGGTATGTGGATAGCCCATTCAAGCTGTTTGCCATCCTCCTGATGGGCGTAGTGGCCTTTGCCGGGTACTTCCTGTGGCAAAACCAGACCTTTATGCTGGATGCCTACAAAGAGTCCAAGAAGCTGCCAGAAATCAACGCCAGCCGATCCGATGAAGCCAGTGCAATGCTGTTCAAGCAAACTGGTGCTGCCGTGGTTGCCATCTTTAAGGTCAACCCTCTGTTTAACTCTCGGGTTCTCTACAAGGCGTACACCAAGGATGGCAGGGACAAGAGCATTGAAGACATTGACGTTGGTTTGTTTACCCAAAACTCGGGAAACAACAGCGATGTGGTCAAGTTGATGACCAACGAGATTCCTTGTTCTGAGTATCGTTACGCACAGTCTGAAGTGGGTCTGTGGTACATCGAAAAGGGTGTGACCTTCACCTGCCGGGTGAGCGTACCGCCAGACAGCCACAGGTTTGTCGGTCAAGTCACAGTGGGTTGGACGCAGCCGCCTGAGAACTTGGAGCAGACCAGATTCATGCTGGAGATTGCCAGCGCCATGTTGACCAAAAGGGGAAATTGAATGGATTGGCTTAAACAAATTGCACCCACCATTGCCACGGCGCTTGGCGGTCCTTTGGCTGGCATGGCAGTCTCGGCCATCTCCAAAGCTGTTGGTGTCGAGCCTGACCAAGTTCAGGACATGATTTCCAACAACAAGCTGTCTGCCGAGCAGATCGCACAGGTCAAGCTGGCAGAGATTGAACTCCAGAAGCAAGCGCAAGAGTTGGGACTTAACTTTGCCAAGCTGGAGGTGGAGGATAGGAAGTCTGCTCGGGAGATGCAAGCCACTACCCGGTCGATGATGCCTCCTATCTTGGCTGGCGCTGTGACCATTGGCTTCTTTGGCATCATGGTGATGATGTTCTTCAACCAGATCGACAGCAACAACCCGGCCATCCTGATGATGCTTGGTAGCCTTGGCACAGCATGGACGGGCATCATCGCCTATTACTTTGGCTCCAGTGCAGGATCGCAAGCCAAGACCGACTTACTCTCTAAAGCAGGACCAGTGAAATGATTACCGCAGAACAACTCAAAGAACTGAAAATCAGTGAAGATTGGCTTGAGCCTTTGAACGAGGCCATGATCCGCTACGACATCAACACTACATTGCGGATGGCAGCTTTCATTGGTCAATGCGCTCACGAATCAGGCAACTTCAAGACCCTGCAAGAAAACCTGAATTATTCAGCGGAAGCCCTGTGCCGTGTCTGGCCTAGCCGATTCCCGAATCTTGAGGCAGCACAGCCGTATCACCGCAATCCCGACAAGATCGCAAACAAGGTATACGGTGGTCGTATGGGGAATGGAACCGAAGAAACCGAGGAGGGCAGTCTGTATAAAGGCCGTGGCCTGATCCAATTGACTGGCAAGGATAACTACACCTTGTGTGGTGATGCTTTGCGTGAAGACTTCATTCATTCGCCTGACCTTTTGTTGTCGCCAAAATATGCTGCGCTGTCGGCTGCATGGTTCTGGAATAAGCGTGGCCTCAACAAAGAGGCAGATGCCAAAGATTACACCGCCATGACCAAGAAGATCAATGGCGGCGTAATTGGCCTAGATGACCGTATCAAGCACATCAATCACGTTCTTGAAGTCTTGTCTTGATACTGCAATTCCAGCAGCAGCTCTAGGTAGTGAATGGCCTTGCGGATGTCAGCGGCGCCATTCTTTTCTTTGTGACGGGTGACGTATTTCACTACGTTGCCTTCACAAAATCCTAGATCGTTCGCATGGATATAGACAATCGGCTGGATGCCTTTGTCTTTGTAGTGGTTGCCAGACACCTGCTTGTCAAGCGCAGAAACACGAATGGTTGGTTTCTGGCAAATCGGACCAGTGTTGTAGCACTGTGCTGCTGTTTCACAAGAATTGCAAAGCATTACGACTCCTTGACGAACACGCCATTGGGCATCAGTGTGCCCTTGCGGTGCTTAATTTCGGCATAAGCCTGTTCCATGCAGGTCACCAAATTGATGTCTTGCAGGGCGCAGTAATTGACAAGGCAGACCATCACATCACCAACGCCGTCAACGATCCCGGCACGGTCCTTTTTGATGGTTGCATCAGCCAGTTCGCCAAGCTCAGACATGGCTTTGAGCAACTGCGTGTCAGGGGTGCTGTTTGGAATGATCTTCCGAGCTTCAGCCCACTGGATGATTTTCATCTCAACGTCTGCGTAGCTCATTCTTGCTCCAGTGCAAGGCTGTCTTGCTCTTGGCGCAGCGCAGTCTCAACAGAGCCGCCTTTGGAAATAAGATCAATCAACTGATCTTGTGTTGGAACTTGGACCTTGATGACTCCTTGAGCAACGTGGTGCAAGGCTTGTGCGCGAGTGTTGGCGCGGATAAGGCGGGTTTCTTGGCCGTAGCCAACAATGTAAATGCGGGACATATCTTCTCCTGTGGTTAAAAAAGGAGGGCTTACTCGCTGCGTCTGTCAGTTTCGCTACTAATCTGAGTGTGTAACGAGAAAAGGTTGGCTTGTGATCCTCAGCGCCCCGTAGGACAACCCCGCAACAGCATCCGCTTTCGGCCCGTTATTCAAAATGGCAAATCGTCATCCATGTCTGCAAAGCCGCCAGAATTACTTGGCTGTTGCGCTTGCTGACGCTGTTGAGGTTGTTGTGATTGCGTGGCTTCACGTTTGCCACCTTGCAAGGCAACGTCATTGACGCGAACGTCTGTGCTGATCTTTTCAACGCCGTTCTTGTCTGTGTACTTGCGCTGGCTCACGCTGCCTGTAATGGTCACAGCTTGACCTTTTGTCAGGTACTGCGCCAATGACTCAGCACGTTTGCCGAACAACTGGCAATTCCACCAGATAGCGTCCTTGTCTTTGCCTTGGCTGTCGGCGATGGAAAAGTTTGCTACGGGGTCGCCGTTAGGCAAGAACCGTACTTCAGCGTCACGACCAAGTTGACCAGCGACTGTCAGGTTATTCATAGATTTCCTTCATGCTCTTTCGAGATTTGTTTGATGATTTGTTCATAGAACTTGTTTGCCTCCTCTACTTTCATTTTTATTTTGTCTTCAAGCGCCTTGTCACGCTTGTAAAGAACTCTTGTGACCCGAAGCTCGGGTGTGATGTGGTCAACATTGTGAATGGCTGGATTCTCGTAGCCGATCAAATGCTCTGGCGTAGACACCAAGCAATAGTCAATCTCAAACTCATCCATGTCCCACAGCATCATGTAGGCGCGACCTTGCCATTCATACGTCTTGTCTTCACCTTGATAGGCCAGCACAGGAAACGTAGACAGCGACCAAGATGATTTGATGTCGTGGATTCTGTTGTTGCCAACAATGTCGCATTCACCAGTGATCCAATCATTGGTCTTGCGCTCAGTGTTTTTGACAAAGTTTGTAAACAACACAGAGTTAAGCAATTCGATAGACTGGTCCTCGACCTCAAGACCCTTGGTCATGTACTTTGAGGTGATGATTTCGTCATAGCCGTAGATGAACTCTTTGGCTTGTTTGATGATGGCTGTCTTGGCGCCAACGGACAAAGTTTCGTCTTTGCCCTTTGGGTCAGTCATGATTTCCGCAAGGGATGATGCTCTGAATTTAAGCATTTGCCAAAGCCTGTACCAAAGCAGCTTCTTGTTCTGCTGTCAAAGTAAAGGTGTCACGCAACTTCTCAGTTGTGTAGCCGCCAGCCTTGATCTTTTCTACAGCATCAGCAAAGCGTTTATTGCTCAACTCAGGTTTCTTATCCTTGGCTGGCTCAGATGCTCGTTTGCCGTCATCGTCTTCAGGTGCAAGGCCACACGATGCCATTAGGGAATAGCGCCGTGCGTAGGTCAAAGCAGAGCCAAAGCCTTGAGCGTCTTTTTTGCTGAATGGCACAAACAACTTACCGCCTGACATCTGCTCACCAGAAGCATGGAGAAAGATAGTCTCGACAATCACGCCATCAGAAGATTCGTGTGTTTGCTGGATAACGGCAATGTTTTGATCGTGAAAAGCATCAATAACAGCAGCAAAGCAAGCGCCAAGGTCGGCATACTTGTTCTGATGGCTTTTAGCGTTTTTGATGGCGGGGCCAAAATCTTGTTGCGCCTTAACAAAGGCAGAAGAAATTTGTTTCACTTTAGACCTTATCTAAACCAGAGGTAAACGCCGTGCAAAACGCCAATTGGGAACAGCAATGCGCCAGCAATTAAAAAGCCCCACAAGCCTTCAGAGAAGCAAGTGAAGATGTGTGTGAACCATGCGATAACGCAAGCAACACCAATGACTGCGGCCATTATTGAACCCTCGTAATGGGTTGAGCCAGCAGCCAGTTGGAACCAAGCTTATGGACAGATCGTGCCCACTTGCGCTGGTAGCTGCGAATCACAGCAGGGGGTGCATCATAAGTCTGAAACAGTCGCCGTGCGTGGCGTAGAAGTGAAATGTTCATGTGAACTCCTGTCTTGTTGAGCCTCCACTGTAATCCAGCCAACAAGAAAAATTAACTAGGATAAACCCCTATATACAAGCAGGTCAACGATGATAATCTCTGCCGAATGAAAACACCAGACCAACACGAAATAGACGCCGCTTGGGAGCTTTGCATAGACGCACTGCAATCCATTCGGAAATATACTTTTGACCCCGGCGACTTTGACGCAGCAGCCGTTGCAGTCTTGTGCCGAGCCATTGAATTAACCGCAAAGAAAGAAGTTGAAATATGCTACAAGAAAAACAGTTCTATCTGAACTGCCTTGCTGAAGGGCCAGTGAGCCATCGCAAGATTGCCAACAGGATGTCTGTCAAATTCCAAACATCACCAGCCGAAATCAAAAATGCTTTGTTGCGTGATGGGTTGATTGAACTGCATGAAAAAAGGCGCAAAGGTAAGACAAATAAATACAACCACTACTACAAGCTGACAGACAAAAAGCTCATGCAAGTCATCCTTGTCG